CAATCGTCTGAAGTAGCCCCATACCTGTCTTCCCACATTTCAATAGGGGACTTTTCTGAATAACAGGTTCTTGCCGCTGTCCACATTACATCTATTGGATTTTGTGTTATTTGTATGAGCTTAACCTTCATGCTCTTCATCCCCGCAATCTACAATGTCATTATCTTTAAGGTCTTGAAGGTCTTCATTATCAACCCACATACGAGAGTACCCTGTGTCTTCATGCTCATATAAATAAGCGTCAACACTTATAGCCACAACTCTTGTATCTTCTTTAACAACTTCTGTCCCGTCAATAAGGTTCATATTTGCTATATATGGTTTTCCCACAGATTCTCCGTAATTGTATTCTCCTATAAGAATAACCTCTGTTTCAGGGGAAATATTTCCACCTTCTAAGTACTTCTGCAAAAATTCATAAAGTTCTTTAACTTTCATCTACTCTTCTCCTTTACCTATAAAGTTACTTATTATTTCATAAGGGAGCAGTATAAACCCAAAAAGGAGTGCAACACTGTAGAGAACCCATCTAATGTATTCTCTCTTAATCCCTGTATTCCACGTTAAGTCTCCTATTGCGTCCTCAGACTCTTCCTTATACTTTGAATAATTCATGTCATAATAAAACCAAGAAAACATCAGCAATCCTGATACAAAATAATATAGAATAAATTTATTCATTACTCTGTCCCTTTCTATATTTTAATAATATCACAAATTACAAAATTTGTAAAATTAATTGAACCACTTCAGTTCCGTTGGTCCTTTATAACCTTTCTGCCATATATACCAGCAGTAGCATGCTGCAGAAGACATCTTAACCATTATAGGGTTTCCTGTCTTGTCATATACAACATTTCCATTTTTATCTTTCTTAGGAACTTCAAATTCGTTATTTTTGGCACATTGAATTCTTGAAGAGCTAACCCAAACTCTAATTGGAGGGTTATCTTCAAAGAACTTTCTGCGCTCTTTCCCTTCTAAGAAAGTAATCTTCATAAAAAGAGCTAAATAATGTCCGTCTTGTAATAAGTCTAAACAATGTTTAGTCCATTCAACAGCTATGCTATATGGAGGATTACTTACCATATCCCCTTTCCATACTTTACTCATTTGCAGGAAATCTTTACCATAAGAAGTCATTATACCCTCAGGATAGTACCCTCTATCAATAAGGTCAGATATTGCTTTTAATTTACCTTCTCTACGATAAGGTTCTGCTAAGTTACCCTCTCCTACGCACATTTCCCATACATTAGTTATTTGCGGTTCAATCTTCAATAGATATTCTGCAGCTAAAGGATCCGTCGCATAGTAGTCATGCACTTCTCTTTCTTCTTTTGAATGATTTGAAGCTCCTAGACAGGTATAAGTTGAATTCTTATTACCTGTCCAACCTTGATAATTATTTTCCATTTACTTTCCCTTCAGGTTTTTGAAATTTCTGCGGTTTAGCAAGTAATCTCTGAAATTCCTCTTCTTTCCTTCTTCTTTCTTCTTGAAGTCTTTTTTGACCCTCGTCAATTTTTAATTCAGGTTTTAATTCTATAATTTCCATAGGTTTTTGTTGCTCTTTTGTTTCTTCTTTCTTAAGAGGTTGTGCATTTGTAAAAGTAACTCTACTACTAATTGGTGATATTCTCATTTTCTTCTCTCCTTCTAAAATATTTTTCTATCTTCTCTTCTGACTTTTTACTAATTTGCTTATACTCATTAACATAATTATATAAAGTTGATTCTGAAATTCCTATATCCAATGCTATGTCGTATAAACTTAGTCTTTTTTTAAGCTTTAAAATCTTCTGTTTCACTTAAAGGACCTCCGCATCTTTGGCACATGTCAAGTTTCTTACTACACTCATGACAGAACTTTGGAACATTTGTATTATGCCACGTATCGGTTTTTCCACAAAGTTGACATACAAAATCTGTAAAACCTTGCCCTGATAGCATTCCTTTTTCTTCCCATTCGCATTTTTTACATATTGCCATTTTACTCCACCTCTTCATCTAACCATTTACAGAAATCTGCCCATAATTTTGAAGCATATGCTTGCAAGTGGTTCTGAACTAAGACATTATCTGTTAAATTAATTAATCTGCGTGCCTCACAAACAGCCTCTCGCATATCTGCATACTGAATCATATCACTAAAAGTTAATGTTTTACTATCTCTTCTCTTCAAAATTTAGCCTTTCTTATTTATAATATAACTCAGAATGCTCAAGAACATAAAGTTGCTCTATTACTTCTTTACATTCGTCTATTATTTCTCTTGTAGTCCATTTCTTCCCTTTTGGTACAGATAATGGATGTCCTGTGCTTAAGTATAAACCTGAAAAATCAGTATAATGCCCATAATCCCAACCTATAACTTTATAAGTTTGATCATATACACCTTTATAACCCCACTCTACAAAAGTACAGCCCCCGTGACAACTTATTCTAACGTCGTCATAATCAGCTACCTTATAATAAGGTTGGTCTTTTGTAAGAGCTATGTAAGCACACGGGTGCATACCGTAACTTACCACCATATATTCATACCCTTTATATGAATCTTTAGCAAGTACTCCCTCACCTGCAGAAAGCCATTTATTCATGTATACCATTTCTTTAATAGCCAAAGTCATACTCCTCTAGTTCTTTTGGTTCATTGTATTTTAAATATACATAATAAAGACAATCATCCGACGGGTAGCACTCCCAATCGTCTGCGTCGTACTCACAAAATTTATCTATAATAATCTTTGAAACTTCCTTATAATTACTCTGAGAAATATAAGGTTTAAGTTTAATCCATAGTTCTTCTGCTATTCCTGAACCGCTCGCCCAACCCATTAATTTTCTCCTTTCAAAAGTTTTGCTCTTTGACTAAAGTCTTCGTCTGTTATTGTGCATCTACATAAGGGTTTATAATTATCATAACATCCATCTATAGAACCTACATAGAAATAAATAACTTCGTCTGAGCATAACCACGGCTTCACTTTATTTACTTTGTCACAGGTTATCTCAATAGCTGCCCCATTCTGCCACCCGTCTCTAACAGAATAAATTACCCATTCGGTACCGTCTTTATCAACTATAACTTTATTCTTTAGCTCTTCGTTGAGAAAATCAATATGTCGCTTTTTATCTGCGATATAAGAACAAATTTGTTCCTGCTTCTCAATAAGGGTATTTAAGGTGAAGTCATAGGCATGTGTTATATCTTTTCTTTCTTGCTTTATTCTTTTCTTTAAACAAGAAGTACAAGTATGAGGTTCTTGTTCCCATTCTTGCTTTTCTTTCTTTAATTTTTCTATGTCAACCCAACAAGGCTCTGTGTCTTCCCTGTATTCAAAGGAAAAAGTTTTACTTATAGGTTTTCCGCATTCAATACATTTGCTTTTTGCTTGAATTCTATAAGTCCGAAAATCCCATGATTTTGAAACTACTGTTCTCATTCTATTTACTTTCACCTTTCACTTTATAAGCTATAGCATTTGCAATTCTTTGAGCTTCCTCTTTATCCTTAGGAGTATGATTTCCTATCTTACCATTTTTCTCATAAGCATGCATTAGTTCTTGTACTATTTCTTCGTGCGAGGCTGATTTATCTATTGGCATAACTTCTCCTTTCTTATATTTCTATTTCTTCGTTAAGCCACTTGCTAATTTCTTGCTGCCTTTGCTCTGCTATGTGCATGTAAAGCTGCTGTCTATAGTGATCTTTTGTTTCTGAAGCCTCTTGTAGAGCCTGCATGAGTCCTAATCGAGCTTCAATATATGACAAAATATCATGATAGTACTCAGCCTTTGTTACAGTACTCTTTTTTCGATTTCCTATAGAAGGCTTCTTGGGAACTTCTGTAGGTGGCTTATTTGTATTACACTTTTCTTGTATCCAATCTTTGTCTTCCATAGTTTTATCTTACCATATTTTTTAGATTTATGCAAGGTTATTCAATACCATAGTTTGACATAAAATTATCTATGTCTTCTAAAGCCATTTTTTCAAAGTACATCCAATCTTCCTGCTCTTCCTCAGGTAAATCGTGGTCATACACAAAACCGCAGCATCCTTCGTCTGAAGCTTCTCTTAACCAATATTTAAGCCTTTCTTCAAATTTTGAGTTCATTTAAGATTCCTTTCTGCCTCTGCCTTACTCAAATAAACATGCTCTTCAGGTATATTCTCGTAAAACATGGTACCTATATACCTTGTTTCTTCATTTAAGCTATAAAAGATTTTAGGATTATCACCATTTTCAGCTATTACATTTGTCTCTACAATCCTACCATAATGTAAACGCGGGAATTCACAAGAACCTATGTGCTCTATATTAATAAAATAAGCAAGCTGCCCATCTTGAAACATTTATTTTCTCCTTTTATATTAATTCTTTTATTAAGCATTCAAAATGTATAAACAATCTTTGAGTAAGTGCCAACCACATAAATGGAAGACAAATTATATAAAGCACCAAAGTTACAAGTAATACTAATATAAGTGCAACCATGTAGAAAATGTTTGACGCAGTATATTTATATACTTCAAAATCGATTATTTTTTCATCTCGTTCTAACATTTATTTCTCCTTTAATTTATTTATCTTTTCTTGAGTTTCATCATCAATAATCCCCCAACAAAGACGCAAATACTCATTCATATGCTCTTCACTTAACTTACATTTGTGCTCAATATGCTGAAGAGGTATCGAAGGATAATAGAAATAAGTAAAAGGCTCTATCTTTGCTCTGAACTCTTTCAAATTCTTATATCTTACCTTTTCTTTCCTTACAATTCTATGAGTTCTTGGGTCTTTTATAGCTATCTCGTCTATGTAGTTATCAAAGAATTGTCGCTTAGACCTCCACAACTTTGGATATATGAGATGTATTAAACCGTAAAACTGACTTAAGCAAGAAGAATAAGGAGTTGCTGTCATAAGGATTACTCTGTCAAACATTTCTTCAATATGAAAATAAGCGTCGTGTTGCACTCCTTCGGGGTTCTGCATTTTATGAGCTTCATCTATTACAAGAGCTACTTTACACCCACTATCGTATATCTTCTCAAGCTTCTTTATTATCATTAGGTCATTCCCTGCTTTCTCAAACATAGAATGCTTAACTATGCAGACCTTTTCTTTCCCTTTAAAAAACTTAACAAAATCTTCTGCGTCTTCAATTACAGGAACTTCCATACCTGCTTTTTCTTTAAAATCCTCTACAAATACAGGAACTGAAGATTTTGTACAAGCTATAACTGCCTTATCTATGAGTTTACGTTTAAAGAAAGCACGTAAAGAGAACATGGCACAAATTGTCTTTCCCGAACCTACGCGCATACAAAATTCACACTTCTTAACATTAAGCGCAAACTTTACCGCGTCCTGTTGATAATCTCTTAAGGTTATTTTAGCCATCTATATGTCTTTCCCCGTGTTTGCTTTTAAGAGTTCTTTCCCTTTTTCAGTCATTACATAGCCCTTTTTCTTCATGTCTTTTGCTACTATTTTGGCATGCTTTCTTGACTGATAATCTTGAATTGAAGATAGGTCTCCTGCTATCCTTATCAAAAAATTAAGAATACAAGCTGCATTTAATGCTATAAAAAGCAATACTAAAAGATTTAATACTCCTATAATTATCATTTTTCCCTCCTTTAAGGCCTGTTTGCCCTTCTGCGTGCGTACCTCAACTCCCAAAGAATTTCTCTAAGGTATTTAGTAGTATGCCAATCAGAGTCTCTAACTTCTTTGAGTTGTTTTTCTGTTTCTTCGTCATATAGATCTCTATCATTCTGAATTTGCTTCAAAATATCATCTACTTTTTTACTTATTTCTTCTCCATAACTTTTCGGTTTCTTTCCAAGCACTTACTTTAATCTCCTTATATTCATGTCGTCTACATGCAGTAAATCCATTATTTTATAATTTCTTAACCACACGTCTTTGCTGTTACGTAATTTCTCTGCTAAAGACGGATTTTCAAATTGTAAATCATCTTCTATAATTTTGTCAATTCTTTCTTCCGTTAAAGGTTCTTCTTGGTCGTCAACCCAATGGTTTTTAATAATTTCGGCTATTTCCTTGTCCTTTATTCTCGGAAAAACAGAGCTTAAATTATCTGACGGGTCCCCTTTGAGTGACCTATACTTAAGAATATCCCTTTTATTAGTGCTTATTCTTGAAAAGTCCTCCCCTTTGCTATTCTTGAATTTCTGAAAGATTTCTTCGTCAGTCTTTATAAGGAAATGCCCTTTCTCAAACTTATCTGCTATGAAAGTATTAGGATAAGAAGTAAGTTGCAGTAAATCTTTATCCCCACTGTATATTATTATTTCATGAGTTTTATGAAACTTTTTTACTGTAAAAGCTAATAACTGATCAGCTTCATAAAGTTTTTCTCTTATGAAGTAAAAAACTTCTGAATCTAACTTACTTGATAAATCTTTTATAATATCTACAATGTGCTGATAGACTTCTTTCTTTGCTTCTTTATTACGGTTCTGCTTATATCCTTCAAATATAGCTTTATTTTTTAAATTCGAGGTTGAAGGGTCTAAGGCCATTAATATCTTAGCACTTGGGTATGACCGATGAACCAATGTTAAAAATTGTAAAAGCATGCGCTCAAGAACTTCTTTTATGTCAAGCTGTCCTTCACTCATAGAAATATTATAAGATGCCACATAGTAGTATCTGTTATAAAGCCACGAAAAATCAATTAGGATTAGTCTCTTCATGCCCCTATTATATCAAAAAAAGTAGATTATGTCAAAATTAAGAAATAGTAGAGTCTATATTAATCTCAGGAGTAGACGCTTCCTTAATATAGTCAGAGATATTATAACTTACATTAAATCCCGCTAATGATTTTTTATCTTCTTCACTCAATGTATACTTTTTTCTTCCGCTTTTCAAAGAAGCTGTGGCTTTTTCAAATCCTTCCTTAAATGTCTCTTTTGTAAAAGGTTTAGGAGGTTCAGGAAACATGACCTCAGGTGGTGGAAGGGTATTAGGGTCTGAAGTAACTTCAGCCATACTTATAGATTTTACTTTTAATTTAAATTTGTCATAGTTAATATGTGGGCTCGGCGGATTTGGCGGAAGGACTGCCATTATTTTTGCTAAATTTGCAGCTAACTTAATAATTTCTGCAGTTAATTCCACGATCCATTTAAAGACAGAAGCCACAGGACCAAAAATTGCCCCTGCAAAAGTTCCAAGAGCCCCTAAAGGGTCTGAGCAAAAACTCTTAATGGCGTTAGCCATTTTCATTACTTTTCCCGCAACAGTAGATTGATATTGACCATGAAGTATTCTTAAAACAGCCTGCCTTTTTCTTTCTACAGCAACATTAACTTTCCATGACAACCATACACAGAAAGTATCAACTTTACTTTGAACTAAGTTTTCGCCATTACCTACAAAGTTATCATACGCAGCAATTATTCTTATAGGAACGTCTTCAAGCCACTCATTTGTAGTTTTTAAAAAGGCTAAAGGGCCACTACCCCCTTTTAAAGATTTCTTTTTGGTAGCAGCTTTATTCCTCTCCTTTTCTTTTTCCTTTTGCTTCATTCTTCGTTGAGAGGCTTTAACAGATCTTTCATATTCTCTATTTGTAATTTGTATTAGAGGTAATTCGTCTACCATTTAATCTTCCTTATAGTATCGCTACAATAATCCCGTTTTCGACCATAACAAGATTTCCCATTGCCATAAAACTCCCGCTAACTCCATTCTTTATATTTAGGTCTCCGTCTATAGCCACGTTACCTGAAATGTTTACTTGCCCTGTAGAAATATTAATTTCGTTATTCGCATCTACACTTAAAGAACCGTCAGCACTTCCACTTATGTCAAGAGTTCCAATATTTAACTCAAAATTATTTTCATTATCGAATATAAAGTAAGCTCCACCTGCAAGACCCACTTTTATAGAACCGTCGGGGGAAACTTGCATATTTGTAGTTGAGGAATGCTGAATTTGCGCAGTACCCCTTTCTTTATTTATTTTAACAAAATTACCTACCGAATCTTTGTAACCATAAGTATGAGGATAATCATCGTCAAAGAAAGTAGTCCTTGTAGTTTCATTTAATTCAGCACCACTGTAATAGGGAGCTGTAAAATCCTTACTTGGAAATGTCACACGAACCTGACTTCCAATTTCAGGGATATTTATACCTCCATAATCTTGACTATTTCCATGAGAAGCTAAAAAGGGGGAAGCCCAAGGAATTGCCTCCACACTCAAGTCTGCGTACGGAGAAATTTGAACTTTAACTCTTCCTAATTTCTTAGGATCATTGTTATCCACAACATTCCCTATATACGACATTGTAGTCGGGTCTGTTTGTTCTTTTAGTAATGGTGTAAAAGGTTTAATTAACATAATTAACCCTGCCTTATCTCCAACATGGTACTATTAGAATTGTAGCCTGTCTCTGTATAGTAAACGTTATACAAAATTTTTGCTCCCATTGAATCTCTAAATCCTAAATCAATAGAGAAGCTCTTAAGAAGTACTCTTTTTGAATTTATATAAAATC